AACTTCTGGTTTCAATCCTATATGTGCACGCAATGGTCCACCTGTAGGACTACCGAGATGTTTCCAGAATGCGATAGCTTTGGGGCCCTGTTCCTGTAGTTTTTCCACAGGCTCGTTCCACTTGTAACCTTTGGCTTCATATGTCTTCTTTAGAGCATCATCTTTTGTTAGTTGTGTGGCAATCTCTTTATCGTCCATTTTCTTCACATCGTCTAACTGAATAAGTGGAAGCTTAAATGTAGAATGATTCATAGAATGATTATTCATAGGATTGGCATTTACAGGATACTTCTTTTGAAACTCTTCATATGTGTATCCAGACATCATTTACTTATACGCTGCGAATAAACTCCCAGTTCAGGTAATCGCAGATCTTCTTCCAGATTTGGTCGTGGGCGATCAATCGGTCTCGTGACTTCAACAACGGAAAGAAGACCTTGTATTCGTCCAACTCCAACAGCTCGAAGAACTTGTAGAGGATGTACGAGTAACTCAGAAAGTTCGTGCGGTCGTTCGGGCAGTAAAGCAGAAAAGGAGCTTGAATATCTTGAAACATGGCTCGTATTTTCTCTTCAATTTCGGGGGTAATGGTGGGAGGCGGATTTCCATTGAGTCGAGAGAGGATGTGGGCCCTGTGCTCATAATATTTAGAACGATTGAGTTTCTTCAAAATATGCCGTATATCCTCTTCCGTCAAATCTGCAATGTTCTGGATTCGACGCTTGCGGAGTTCCATGATGACCTCGTTCATCACATCTTCGGGAATGATGGTCGATTCCTTGGCTTGAAATTGGTTCAAGATTTCATTGAGATGGTTAATCTTCTTATACGCATAGTTGTTGCGTTCCTTCGGTGGGTCACGGAAACTCGGGAAGTCTGAGACAACCAACGCATACTCTTCGGAGCCACATCGAGGACAGACCAAAATACCTTCTGAACTGATTTCCTCTCGCGCAACATTACACTGGACGCAATGCTCGGTCAATAACTGAACGACCTCGGGACCACTGGACAACTTCATGCGTTGAACATATTCATCAAACATCTGTTTGCGAGACAACCCATTCTCGGAGGGAACCGACGCACTGAAAAACTTGAGGAAGGTATTGGCGTCCTTGGACTGCAAAATAGGAGCGTTGACCGAGGTATCTTGTTTCTTGTAATACTCGTCTAGCAAGTCCATGTTTTTCAAGTAATACTCTTCGACAGGCTGTGCGTGTTCCAATTCGTCTTGAATTTCACGAATGCGGTCGTGCAAATGATTCGCCTTCACAATGTCGTTAATGTCATTCGTAGAACACAGGCGAGATATTTCCGTTTGTAAATGTTCCAGCTCTTCCCGTAGGCTCTTCTGCTTGATTTTGGAGTCCTTGAGCGTTTGCACGATTCCCTGGTGTAAAGAATCGAGAGTACCGGTCGCGATAGATGTAGTGGGGCTGTCCCGCATTTTCCGAATCTTGAATACGTCCATTTACAAACTCTCTCACCTGGTTCATGAAGACTTGATTTTGAAGAATACAGGGTCGTTGACGACGCACCGAAGATACCAACGTGTCCAAATCCATTCCCAAGTTCTTACAGGTATAGGCCAATGCAAGGGATGCAGAGCGATTCATACCGGCTTGACAGTGAACGAACACCATTCCCGTTCCCTCTCGCAAGAAGCGTTGGAGTGTGACTTCAAACTCGGGATACCACTCTAGAATGTTGGTCTGAAGGGAATCAATAGCATTCAACACTTTGTATTTGGTCGGAAAGCGGGTTCTCCACCATGGAGGAGAGAACTCGTCAAACGAGCAGTTGAGTACATGGGTAATGCCATACTTTTCAACAAACGCTGGAGTCAAGAATGCCCCTGGTCCAACCAAGATACGAGGATGGAAAAACGCTGGAGGTTCGCGAAGATACGTAGGTGTAAACAGCATCGAGAGTAAAGACATTGTGTTAGTCTAGTTTCTTATTTGTAAGCATGTGTTAATGCTCGCAACCGGGGACGCCTCCACCGGCTACACCACACCAGCCAAAGGTGAATCCTCGTTCTCTACGGCACGGACAGGGTGGATTCAAAGCTTCGTTCCAACCAAGTTTAGCAATGTGTTCCATGGTTCGCATTGTCCACGCATATGAAGTTCCACTGTGTCCAGTATACTTCATAGCTGCATTGATACGGTCAAGGTTTGGATGGGTTGAAAACATGAAGCCTTTGTCTGGAGTATAGGTCTTCATCCAGTCCCAAAGGTCACAGGCTGTAATCGCCTGATGAGCGTCGGTCAAGAGTTCGCGTTCGAGTTTAGAATAGTGTGGTGGGAAGTTCTGCATTGTATGGGGGGGTGTCCAACACTTTCACCAAACTGAATCCATTTTTTACCCGAGGATACTCGAGATGAACCCATTCAGAAAGTGTGTGATAATGACTGCACCGAGACCTAACACACCCGCACCTGTCCAGCTGACGACTCCCGAACCTGTGTAGGCATTCGGAACATATTGAAGAAGCAGGTTGCGAGGAATGGATAACGAAATGATCACGGCTGCGAGGAAAAAGGCAATGTACAGGCTGGCTGAAGAAGCCATCCAGCGCATCGCGGGTAAGGTAGGTTTGAAGGAAGGAGCCATCGTTGAGTAACCGGGTGCCTGGTTACTGGGCATTGGCATCATAGGAGGCTGTGATTGCGGTCCTTGAGGATTCAACAGAGCGTCGAGAGAGGTAGAATCGTCCATTGTTTATTCATTAGACGGGTTTTCACACGATGCATCTTCCACGCGGTATCGATAGCATTTACCGTCCGACTTCACCACCTTGTCCGTTGTGTCTTTCAAGGGAAGTCCCAGTGTCAACACTGTGGAGTAGTTGCGGTGAAAGAGGATTGCGGCGACTCCAAGTCCAATGATGAATGAAAAGAAGGGAGAGGCTCGTTCAATCACTTGGGCGAGGTGAATCATTGTTTCTTAGCGAGACTTGCGAGTAGATTCAATGAATCTGGCTCCGAGACACACGGCACTTCCACTGCAACAAAGCGAACACATCCCGAGTCTGTATGGTAGACACTTGAATCATTGGGTTGAGGAATGGAGACCTTCTTTCGGGTCGGTGGAATCAACACGGTTGAAATCAACAGTCCGAGAATCAACCCTGCGACAAGCCATTTGAGTTGAATCATTCCTTTACTATGTTGTCCATAAATGCTCTGAATCCAAAGTATCCTAGAATGATGAGAAAGCCTGTGCCTGGAAACAACACTGAAGCAGCTGCGCCTACGTAGGCAACAATGCGGAAGTAATCTTTCCCAGTGTCTGCGGCTTGACGCATAAAGACTGCGTACACGGCTACAATTCCAAACACATAGATGAAGCTAGACAACACAATTGTAAGCAATGAAATGGCCCGGCTTTGAAACTGCGAGGGACTAGGAAGTGCGAGAATTGCATCTTTGTCCGATGCCTTGTCTCCTAGAACGTTTTCAAGTCGAAACTTCTGACCTGCAGGTGTTATCAAAGTCTTTCGTTTACCGTTATCGACGACATTAACGGTCAGTCGTTCGCCTTTAATCACACCCTTTCCGAGGTCTTCCATCTCTTTTTCTTTCAGCCGTTCCTGACTGAGTTGTAACTTCTTGGCCTCTAAGCACTTTTGGTCTGCTTCACCACCGCAGGCCTTCACAGACTGTTCACGGATCCTCTTTTCATCCCTACCGTCCAACGTCGTCTCAGGAGCCGCTTCAAAGGTAGGCTTAAGTTCACTATTGGAAGTCACTTCCAAGATACCTGCAGTGACTTTCTTTGCCAAACTCTTTGTGATGTTTGCAAAGCTCTTTTCGTCGCCATAATAGGCAGATTCTAAATAGACACCACTCATTATTATGATGCGAATACAAGATTGCCCAAGCCCGATACGATACGGAAGAAGTTAATAGATTCTACATAGACTCCAACATTGTACGTGAAGGTAAAGATCACTGTATCATTGGTTTGGACAACGGTTGTAATCGTTCCGGGAGGATACAACAGCTTTCCTGTTTTGGGGTCTGTCAAGTTCACGTTGGCTGCAGGAACCACAGTTGGATTTGGACTGAACAGCGTCGAGGTTAACACGCAGACTTGTGTAGACGTCGCCGGATTGACCGACAATGGGAGAGGCTGTTGAAGTGTCAAGCGTAGAATGATCTTATTGAACATACTTCCATTGACAGCGCCTGAAGGTTGATAGGAGGTATTGTCCAATGCAAAGGAATACATATAGACACCTGGAAGTCCTGTGGTTTCGCCTGTGGTATGCCGATACATCTGCAGTAATGAAAAGAACGGCAATGGTTTGGGTTGGATACGCTCCTTTCCATCAAAGAGAATGACTCCCTCCGTCATCGGATCGCGAGGATAGACCGAAGTGACTTGTTGTTGACCCGATGAATACAACGCTGTATCGACGTCGGTGCTAATGGCAGACCAGGGTGCACGATTCGTTGTTGACCAATTGGTGTAGTTGTCCCAATCGTTCAGCAAGATACGGTCTGAACGTTGAGATGAAAACACAATCCGTGTCACCAAGTTGAACATGGGGATTTCCAAATCGGTGTTTCCGCCAAATTGTCCTTCCTTGTTGACATACTTGACCGTCTTGACCAAAAAGGTTTGGTCGGCCCGTGCCAGTTGATTCATCTCCATTTCCGTTAAATAGATGAAGTTACCTTCAACATATGGGTCTGGAAACCAAGTCGTTAATGTTGGATTGCTAGCAATACCTGTGGACAAGGGTGGGCTCAAAAAAAGACTCAATGGATACTGTGTAGGACGAACGCGTTGTCCATACGTCGGATTAGAAGAGGTTCCAGATACATCGCCTTGTTGGGAGGTTAAGGTCGTAGTCACTCCTGAATTTGCAACGGTGAAGGTGTTCGAGAGTGGCGTGGATACAATCGTTACATTGCTTAAGTTGAAGGTTGCATCGGTTAAGTTTGCAATCGTGACTACCTGTCCAGCGATAAGACCATGTGCACCCGAGGTTGTATAGGTAATAGTGTTTGCTAGGCGGGACGCAGAAGTCACGGTTGCAACCCGTGCCATAGGAGCCACATCCACCACCGTATACAAATCGGACAATTGTCGCAGAGTGACTTCAATATACACTTCCGAGTTCTGAAGAGACACTAATGGAAGAGCCATACCTGGGTTTTCACAAAACCAAAAATGAAGAGGAACCACCAATTGTCGACTACGAATCGAGGGTTCAGGTGTCTTAGTTTGTGGCGCAGTGGTAGGGAGGAGTGTGGGTGCAATCGCGTGAGGATATTGTCCATTGCGATCGTACGCATGCGCAGGGTCATAGATTTCCGGAACATTCCCTATCATTTGGTCGACAGTCTTACGCTTATTGGCGTCATGAGTCATGTATGAATACATCTTCAACCATTCTCCGCGAATGGATTGAATCACTTGGCCATTCATGGTAATGTTCACATGATCGATCAAGTTGTATCCAATGTTAGGAATCCATTGAAACTCGTATCCAATCGAGTTGGTACGTGCATCGTATCCAGCAGGTGTAACGGCTCCTCCCAAATACTTGAGAGGTGACCAAATGTCTGGAAGGGTCAAGACAAAATAACAATCATGTAGTAGCTGGGCGTAACGATCAATTCGGCAGGAAATCGTTCGAGTACCGGTCGTCGAAAATTCGAGATTGGACGAGGAAAATGGCATGCGAATCTGTTCCATTGCAAAGTTCGTATGACGGCGATAGACCGAGCGAAAATGAGTCATGGAAGGATTTCCATTGACTAACTCATTTTGGGCGCCGACTCCCACTAATTGCATTAAGCCACCGGGCATTTGTATACTCCCCTATGCTTTCTTTAAGAGACAATGCGCACACTCATCGGTTGAACCGAGCGTCCGTTGTAAGGAACCACGCCTCGGTTAATCACAACCTGGAAAGCTCCAAAAGCTCCTGCCGCATTGTTGCTGAGACAGCACTCACTTGAATACGACGCACCTCCACTTGCACCGCCTTGTGCACCTTGAAAGGGTGTGACAAATCGCTGACGCTGGGTGGCTCCGTTTGCAATCAACGATGTATAGACTGCGTTCGATTGGCGCGACTGTGGGGAAGGGTCTACATTGAAGGTTCGGGCAAGGATTCGGTTCTTGTGTCGGGTCAACCAATCTTGGGCAGAATTTACCTGCATTTGTGATTTACGCAAGAGATTCTCTAATTAGGTAATGCGATTTCTACTGGTAAGCACACATATTGACCAAATCACAGGGTACTCTAAAGTGAGTTACAATCTTGTGAACCAATTGGCGACACTTGTTCCTA